ATATTGCCGAAGCAGTTGGTGGTACTAATAAGTACTGGACTCAAGCACGTTTTGATACAGCTTTGGCTGCATCTGACACAGATGATTTGGCTGAAGGCGCTGGTAATTTATATTACACACAGGCACGTTTTGACACAGCATTTGCTGCCAAAGACACTGCTGATTTAGCTGAAGATGCAGGCGCAACAGCAACTAGTGGTACACAATACTTTACACAAAGTCGTGCTCGTAACGTACTAAGTGGCGGCACAGGTGTAACATATACTGCTGGTACAGGTGTTATTGAAATTGGTCAAGCAGTTGGTACAACTGACAACGTTACATTCAATGACTTAACAGTAGCCGGTGACTTAACAGTACAAGGTACTTTAACAGCTATCCAATCAACAACAGTTGAAATCAATGACATTAACTTGACATTGGCCAAAGGTGCCGCAAACGCAGCCGCAGCCAACGGTGCTGGTTTAACTATTGATGGCGCTAACGCTAACTTCTTCTACTCAAGCGGTGATGACCGTTGGAATGTTGATAGACACGTTAACGTAACAGGTGGTGTTTCAGTTACTACAACAATGACAGCCACTCTAGGCTTTGTTGGTGATTTAACTGGTGATGTAACTGGTGATGTAACTGGTGACTTAACTGGTAACGTAACTGGCAACGTAACTGGTAACATAACAAGTACTGGTACAAGCACGTTCTCTGGTATTGATGTTAATGGCGGCGCTATTGATGGAACAACCATCGGTGCATCAACTCCATCAACTGTAACTGGTACTACGATTACTGCTAACACAGGCTTTACTGGTGACTTAACTGGTGATGTAACTGGTGACTTAACTGGTGATGTAACTGGTGATGTTACAGGTAATGTAACAGGTAACGTTACAGGTACAGTTAGCGATATCAGCAACCACACAACTGACACATTGACAGAAGGTACAACAAACTTGTATGCTACTGCCGCTCGTGTACGTCAAGCCGTAAGTGCAACAGATGCAGGTGGTGATGGTTCATTCAGCTATGACCAAGCAACTGGTGTATTCACATACACAGGTCCAAGTGCAACTGAAGTTCGTGCTCATTTGAGTGCTACAACTTCTGGTACTGGTTTTGGTGGTTTAAGTTATAGTAGTGTAACTGGTGCAGTTACATTTGCTAAAGTTACAAGTGCAGACATCCGTGGTGAAGTAAGTGCCACTAAAGTCAGCGGTGATGGAAACTTCAGCTACGACAGTGCAACAGGCGTATTCAGCTACACTGGTCCAGATGATATTGATTATCGTTTAGCAATCAGCGCAACTAAAGTTAGTGGCGATGGTAACTTGACATATGATGATACAACTGGTGTTATTAGCTTTACTGGCCCAAGTGCAGCCGATACTCGCGCTCACTTCAGTGCTACAAGCAACACAGGTATTACATATACTAGTGGAACAGGTGTATTTGCTTTAGCAAGTATTCCAAATGCTTCATTGACTAACAGCAGTATCACAATCAACGGTGCTAGTATTGCTCTAGGTGCTAGTGATACATTAGACACAGATGATATCGGTGAAGGTTCAACTAACCAGTATTTCTTAGACAGTCGTGCTCGTAATGCAGTTAGCTTGACAACAAGCGATGTTAATACATTAAGCTACGATCCAGCAACTGGTGTATTTGACTTTGACTTATCTGGTATTGATACAGACGAAGTTCAAGAAGGTACAACAAACTTGTACTATTTAGACAGCCGTGCTCGTCTAAGTATTAGCGCAAGTGGTTGGGGTAACCTAAGTTATGATAATACATCTGGTGTTATTACAATTTCAGCTCCAAGTACAGCCGATGTAACTGAAGATGCTTCTAACAAGTACTTTACAGATGCTCGTGCTCGTACTGCAATTAGCTTAACAACTGACAACAGTGATGCATTAAGTTATGACAATACAACTGGTGTATTCAGCTTCACATTGAATTCTGTTAATACAGATGAAATTGCAGAAGGTCCAACAAACTTCTATTTTACAACAACTCGTGCTCGTAATAGTATCAGCAACGGTGCTAACATCGACTATGATGCAACAACAGGTGTTATTAGTACACAAGCCGCTGTTTGGAGTGTTAACACACAAACTGGTGATGTAGTATTGACAACAGATGACGTTCTTGATACAACTTCAACTAACAAGTACTTTACTAATGCTCAGGCTCGTGCAGCCATTACTTTAACTAGTGATGACACTGACATTTTAGATTACAGTTCTGCTACCGGTGTATTGACGTTTGCAAAGCCTACAACTGATGCTATCAGTGAAGGTGCAGTAAACTTATATTACACTAACACTCGCGCAGATGATCGTATTGCAGCCGCAAGTATCCGTGATTTAAGCGATGTTAATAAGACAGAAGCTTTACAAGACGGTTACACTCTAGTTTGGAGTACAGCACTAGGCGAATTTGTTCCACAGAACATTGCCGTTACAGCTACTACACTAAACTTTACTGGTGACGGTACAGCAACTAGTTTCAGCACTGGTGTCGAAGTTACAAGTATTGATAACACTCAAGTGTATATTAACGGTTTAATTCAAGCACCTACATACTCTTACACAATTAACACAGTTAGTAGTGTAACAAGTATCGTGTTTGATACAGCTCCAGAAACTAACGATTATATCTTTGTTCGTGTAAGTTCTACTTCTAGCTTGACAGCTGGTGGTGTTCTAAACGAATCAAGTAACATCGACGGTGGTACATATTAATACGTAATAGTATTAGTAAACTATGAAAAGGTGTCTTCGGACACCTTTTCTGTTTTATGAACGAGCATAAATAACATATAATAATCGTTTAGATTAACGGGAATATATTTAGATGCCGATATTTCGAGGTAAAAATTTTGTTAGCGCAGTATCTGATTACAAGGATAGTGTAAGAGTGGCCACACGTTCTAATATAACTGTAGCAGGCACAGTATCTACAGTTGATGGTATTTCTTTATCTGACAAGGATAGAGTGTTACTATTAGGTCAGTCTAATCAAAGTCAAAACGGTATATATACCTGGTCGTCGGCAACTAGTAAACTTACTAGATCAAATGATGCGGACAGCATATTTGAACTCAGTTCAGGCAATAAAGTTTATGTTGAAGAAGGTAATACATTAGGTAAAAGTTCATGGACATTAATAACACAAGGAGTAATTACTCCTGGCACAACTGCAATAGTTTTTTCTAAAGAAAGTAGAATTAATTCAACAGATGTAAGCGGAACATATGGTTCTGCCGGTAAAACAGTCATTCTAGCACTAGACGAAACTGGAGAAATTAACTCTATTTCTGAAGTCGACATCAGCGTCGACGGCGGCGAATTCTAAAATAATCCTTATATACTTACTACTATAGCTGATTTTGGCTAAATACTATCGAGCGTGGAAATCGATTTAGTCCACTAGTTCGAACTAAAAGGGGTATATACTCAACATGGCAAATACAATCATTCTAAAGCGTAGTGCAACGCCAGGCAAAGTCCCAACGACAGGCCAGTTAGCATTAGGCGAGATAGCTATCAATACGTATGATGGCTTAATTTACATTAAAAAAGATGACGGTACACAAAGTATCGCACAAATCGGTGGCGTAACAAGCGTCAACGGAGAAACAGGCGCAATAACAATCGACACGGGCGATGTTGCTGAAAACGGTAATCAATATTTTACACAATCAAGAGCTCGTGCATCTTTAAGCGGCACCGGCGCTGTTAGTTATAACAGCAGTACTGGCGCAATTACTACAACACAAAACTTAACTACTGCTGGCAGTCCAGCTTTTGCAGGGTTAACGTTAACAGGTGGTATCAGCAGTATTGCTGGTGACATTATTCCTAGTGCAGACATTACATATGACTTAGGTAGTCCAACTAAGCAATGGAAAGATATTTATGTCGGTCCAGGTTCTTTGTATGTTAACGGAAGTAAAGTTTTAGAAGACCAATCTGGTACAATTACTTTCACAGCAGATCTAGACCAAAGTTTACAATTAAAAACTACAGGCGTAGGCAATATTGGTTTTGTAACAGGTGTCGGTGGTGTTATATCTGTCGGCAGCACATTACAAATCGGCTCAGGTAAGAACATTACTGACAGCGCAGGCATTAAAGTTAACTTTGGTGACAGCATTGAAATGAACGGTAACAAAGTTATCGGTCTTGGTGCTCCTAGTGCCAACGGCGATGCCGCTACAAAATTATATGTTGATACAGCTATTGGTGCAGTAAGCACGTCAAGCATTGCACAAGGTAACACTAACATTGCTGTAGTTGATAGCGGTACTGGTACAGTCACAGTTACAGTTGACGGCTCGACAGCATTGACAGTTGACGCAACAGGTGTTGTAGTTGCTGGTAACTTTACAGTTAGCGGTACAACAACAAGTGTTAACTCTAACACAATCAGTTTAGCAGACAACATTATCACATTGAACAGTGATGCAACGGGATCGGCAACACAAAATGCTGGTATTGAAGTTGAACGTGGTGACGATACTAACGTACAAATTCGTTGGAACGAAGGTAGTGATACTTGGACATTTACTAACGATGGCGCAGTTTACTATCCAATATCTACAAGTACAGACGTATTAGCAGAAGGTTCAACGAACTTATATCACACAGCAACTCGCGCTCGTAGTGCATTAAGTGCTTCAAGCGGAACAGGTGTGAGCTACAACAGTTCAACTGGTGCTTTTAGCTTGGGTAGTATTCCTAACAGTTCATTAAGCAACAGCACAGTTACAATTGGTTCAACATCAACTGCACTGGGCGCAAGTTCAACTACATTGGCAGGTTTGACTAGTGTTACATCTACCGGCTTTACTGGTGCTTTAACTGGTAATGCAAGTACAGCTACTACATTACAAACTGCTCGTACAATTAACGGTGTAAGTTTTGATGGTTCTACTAATGTAACAACATTAACAGCTAGTACTGGTATTACAGTAACTGGTACAGCGGTTGCTATTGATAGCACAGTTGCTACATTAACTGGTTCACAGACATTGACTAACAAGACTTTAACAAGTCCGACTATCAATGCCGCAACTATTGGTGGTCACTTAATTCCATCAACAGACATTACATATGACTTAGGTAGCGAAACTTTCAGATTCCGTGATTTGTTCCTAAGTGGTAGTACAATTAAATTAGGTTCAGCAGTTCTACAAGCAAGCGGCACTGGTCTTTCAATGGCTAGTTCAGTATTAAAAGGTTCAACTAGCGGTGCAATTACATTGACAGCCCCAGCAGTTGCAGGAACAACATCAATTTTATTCCCAGCTACAGCAGGTACAGTTGTTACAACTGGTGATACAGGTACAGTTACAAGTACTATGATTGCCAATGACACTATTGTTAATGCTGATATTAATTCAGCCGCAGCCATTGCTGATACTAAATTAGCAACAATCGCTACAGCTGGTAAAGTAAGCAACTCTGCTACAACAGCCGCAAGTGCTAATACAGCAAGTGCTATTGTTGCACGTGATGCAAGTGGTAACTTTACTGCTGGTACAATTACAGCCGCATTAACAGGTAACGCAAGTACAGCAACAAAATGGGCAACAGCTCGTACTATCACTTTAGGTGGTGATTTATCTGGTAGCGTTAGCATTGATGGTAGTGCAGACGTAACATTATCTGCTACAGTAACAGCAAACAACGTTGCTTTAGGTACAGATACAACTGGTAACTATGTAGCGGCTGGCGCAGTATCAGGTAATGGTTTAAGTGGAAGTGCTAGCGCCGAAAGTGCAACTTTTACAGTAACTTCAAATGCTACTAATGCAAACACAGCAAGTACAATAGTTTTCCGTGATGCAAGTGGTAACTTCAGTGCTGGTACAATTACAGCCGCATTAACTGGTAACGTAACTGGTAATGTAACCGGCTCTGCTGGTACAGTAACAAGTATCTCTGGTAACACGTTATCAAGCAGTCAAATTACAACTGGTTTAGGTTACACACCTTACAATGCTACTAACCCGAGTGGTTTTACAACTAACCTTGGTACAGTAACAAGTGTTACAGGTACTGGTCCTGTAGTATCAAGTGGTGGAACAACTCCGGCAATTAGTATGGCAGCGGCAACATCTACAGTTAACGGTTACATGACAAGTACATACGCCGCTAAGTTAGATGGTATTGCCGCAGGTGCCACTAACGTATCTAACACAAACCAATTGACTAACGGTGCTGGTTTTGTTACATCATCTATCTTGGCAAGTACACACACTGGCGCATTGTCAACAAGTAGTGCTTGTGCAACAGGTGCTTTAACAGTAACTGGTAGCTTAACAGCTACAGGTGAGATTACAGCTTACTTCTCAGACGAACGTTTGAAGATGGACATCAATCCAATTCAAGATGCGTTGAGTAAAGTTATGGCAATTGGTGGTTACACATACAAGGCCAACGAACTAGCTCACGAATTAGGTGTTTCACGCTATGACAACCAAATCGGCTTATTGGCTGGTGAAGTTGAAGCAGTTATGCCAGAATTGGTTACAGAATCTGGTTTAGCTGGTTACAAAACTATTCGTTATGACAAAGTTGTATCCGTGCTAGTTGAAGCTATTAAAGAACAACAAGCTATGATTGAAGAACTTCGTAGAGATGTTAAAAAGACTTTACATTAATTTGTAACAAGAAGGGAGGAAACTCCCTTCTTATAAGTCAAAGACATTATTTACGATAAATAATTCAACAGGAGATTTTAAATGGCTTTATTACCAGCAACAGGTACAGAAATTACAATGGGAAAAGTACGCAAAGGTTATAGCAATACAACTGCTACAGCAGGATCCAATCTTACTTTGAGTGCGACACTTGGCCCTTATAAAGGTAAATCACCAGGAACGGCAATTAGTTTGTCGTCAACTTTCGGTGGCGCAACAACACCTTACAACTTCTAATCGAAGTAATAAGAAGTTCATACATAAATACCTCAGTGCTAACACATTGAGGTATTTTTATGAATGAACAACTAAACAAATTATTTGAGCTATGTCCATATAACACACTGAGTGAATTTGAGCGTGAAAACTTTCAAGCCAAATCCGGTGGTTCATATGTTAGGTATATAATCGAAGTCGTAAATAGAGTTAGAAAAATCGATAGCGATCTTTTAACTGAAACCCGCCAATTCGAAACCAAATGCTTACAAGAAGAAAAAAATAGATTAGAACAATTCTTATTGGATCAAGATCTATCAGAACTTCAATCCAAAGTTTCCAATTGGGAAATGATGGAAAGAGATCATTGGGCAGAACAGCTAGGAAAAATTGCTGCCATAGAACTTCTTACCTATGGTAAGCCTAGTGTAGATACAATGACTAAAATGGTTAAGTTACCAGAAGAGTTGTATGTTAAGGCAACACAGATTTGTGTGGCATTGGCTAATAAAATTAAACAAGCAACAATGCAAGCCGAAGTTGAAATTGGTGTAGACGATCAGGAAGAATATGCTAATACTGGTTTACCAACCGAAGGTAATGCAACACCTACTACATTAGTTCTAAAAAAGATTAAGTAATGCAACCTCGTAAAATCGCTATATGTATTCCCACCAGGGAGCAAATGCATAGTAGATGTGCATTTAGTTTATACAATTTAGGTAAAGCATTATCTAAAGCTGGAATAGAACATAACTTATTTTTAAGCCCGGGCACGTTAATTGCAAATCAAAGACACGAGTTAGTTAAGGCTGCTCAAGAATGGGGTGCTACTCATGTTATGTTTATTGATAGTGATATTGTTTTTAAACCTAGTCATGTAATAGAACTAATAAACTTTAATGAACCGGTAGTTGGCGCGGCATACAGTAAAAGAATCGAACCTGTTGTTTCTACAGCGTGGCATAAGATTGATGACTGGAATACTCATGTAAAGTTATACGAGCAAACCGATAGTCATATACAAGTAGAAGCAATGGCCTTGGGATTTTGTTTAATAGAACTATCGGTGTTTGATGAATTAGATTTACCTTGGTTTATACTAGGCTTTTATGACGGACACTACACAGGCGAAGATATTGAATTTTTTAGAAACTGTAAAAATAACAACATACCGGTATGGTTAGATGTTAAGGTAAGTTTTGAGATTGGACACTTGGGTCTTAAAGAATTTAAGAACGCTGACGATATTGTTGTAAGCCTTGCCACTTAACTAGCCAACGATTTAATTTACTAATATTAACGTCGGTGGCATCTTTATATGCTACATCGGCAAAGTATCGTTGAACTGCTAAATCTTTTTCGGTATTCTTTATTAACAAGTCTAGAGTAGAATCTTCATTGTTCAGTAATGTCTTAATAAGAGGATGATCTACTTCTTCATTGTTTAGTAAGTGGCGAGTTTGTAAGAACCATCTTTCAACATAACAAACCTCTGATTTAAAAATACTATTGAGCAAAGGATTGTTTAGCCTGCAATCCCAGCAGTAATGCAAGTCAACCGACTTTGCAACTTTAAGAGGTCGAGACTTCTTGGGAAATTGTATTATCTCTGCTGCCATTTTTCTTGTCAACCCAGTTATAAAAATTCTTAAACTTAGTTATTAGCCTAGAAGAACTTATCATCTTTCTAGTTTTTGGATGCAATGGACTAGGCAATGAGTCTATGTCAGTCCAAGCATATCCGCTATTTTCCCAGTTTAATTCTGGTATAAATTCTTTATTAACTAACACAATGTAAGTGTCGTATATAAAGTCATTGCTTCTACTTTGATATCTATGTAAAGGTATTATTTTTTTAAACTTTGTAAGTTTTAATTCTTCGTCTAATTCTCTAATAAGTGCATTAACAGGACTTTCGTCTTGTTCAACTTTGCCGCCGGCAAATGTCCAAGTATTAGGATGACTTTCTTGTGCTGAACGTAATACTGTCATAACATTGCCTGTTTGTTCACTAACAATAATTGCACCTACTCCACGAAACTGCTTCACAAATATAATCTCCACCATCCGTTTTGATAAGTACCTTCTATTGCGCTGATCCATTGACCTTCACGCCACTCATAGTACAATCCTGTTGTTGTATTTAACACTACGGCATTGTTATTACTTATGCTACTGAAACTAACAGTCCAACTACTTCCGTTGTATTGTATAATATCATTAGCTTGAGCAGTTGTTACACCCCATACTGATGTTTCTGGAACATCTTCTAACACAAGATATCGTTGCCCAGTTGTTGCAGCCGCTAAGTTTTTACCCGGTGCACTTCTAGTTGGATTAATAATTGCATCGACTGCTGGCACCGTAGTATTTGGTAGTGTTGCCGTATCAACAGAAATGTAAGCAATATTAGGATTTGCAATATCTATATCATCTATAACAGCAACTATATCTTGACTAAAATCACCAGGATCACTGCCTCTTCGCAATCTGATATTACTAATACCTAATCGTAATTCTCCATATGGCTTTAATGCGTCGGTCCATGTTAAAGGGTCTCCATCATCATTTGTTGTGCCACCGGAACTATTAAGAATAATTGCTCTGTCTTCTTCTATTCTAACTTGTAATTTTAAATTATCAAATGTTACTACTACCCATTCCTTGTTAGGAATAGCGTCGCCTGGCACCCAATCTAAATCATCTCCATCTTTTTGTCTACGTATTTCTGTTAAGATAGTGTGTATAAGAGTTTGGCGTTTAAGTTTTGCTGGAGGATTAATTAAAATAGGTATAGTAAAGTTTAAAGCCGCCACATCAATAATATCATCAGTGCCTTGCGGTACTTGACGCACACTCCATACAACGTTGACTAATTCTGTATAAGTTAAGTTTGACCAATCAAAAGGATTGTCGTTGACTTTTAAATTAATACTAGGATTGAATAAAACTAGAAGTTGTTCTAGTAATTGTAGTTTTTGTTCAGTATTACTAGTCCATATATCAACTTGAACAGTTAAGTCGTAGGGTACAGGCATATAGCGTTCTATAGTATAAGTATTGCCTACTTCACCGTCGACATATAGTCCCGATGCAGGATCAAACTTCTTTTCATATACTTGAACTTTGCTGACATGAGTAGGGTTAGTTCTTCTTTCAGAACTGATAGTCATATCAGTTACATAGCAACTAATAAATGGAACAGTATTCATCATGTTCTCACTTTGATTTTTTAATATGTGAGCTGCCATACGATTAATGTCACCATAACGTACTGGAACTTGAATATAAGCTTCAGCACCATTACGATCTTTACCAGTCTTTACACTAAAGCCACCCAGTATACGCATAAACTGTGTTAGGTATTTTCTTATTTGTTCGTCATAAAAATAATTGATAGTATAACAACGGTGTTAAACCGAAGCCTCCTTATCCGAGTTTGTAATTTTATATATATGCATAATTAGAAATCTGTTTTAGGTCTGACGATTTGGCTCAGTGCTTGACGTTCTGGTACTTCTTGATTGCCGACAACTGTGACAGCATTGTTATTAATAAAGCTAGCACCATTCAATACCTGATCCTGTAAATTGACAGGACCATTTTGTGTTGTGATGCGTTGCCAACGGGTTCCGCGATAAGCAAATAATGCCGCTGGAGTATAGTCAGTACGTAAAAAGAAATCTCCCTGATGAGGATTTAATGGAAAACTTAATCCAGAATTTAATGACTCGCCATGATTGTATGTTGGATCGGCATCTGCTTGATATGCTTTAGTTGTATCTTGTAATATATTGCTTCCATCATCTAAAATAGTAGGAGCAAGTTGTTCACCTCGTCGAATAATTGCATTACTAATTTCTAATTCTTTCTGATAAGTGCTTAACGCATCTTTTAATGTATCAACACCATTATCTGAAGTTTGACTTAAAATATCTCTGTATTCTTGTGCATCAGTCATTGGGCTGGCTTTGATACGCCAAATGTGCGGATACCAAGTTTGACTAAAACCTTCTGCGGCACGACTAGCATCTTGAATAACATAAAACTTATTAATAGCAGGTTTGCTTTCATCTAATAACAAATCATCACGAATATGCGGCAATTCAATGACATCTCCGGCCATAAGTTTTCTACCCATGCGGTCAACCATGTCATTGGTATGGAATGAAATATAGATAGTATCAGCACTTAAGAACAAACCAAATTGAGTTAAATCAAAGTCTTGATCACCTACATTATAAACTCCGCGAAGTTCGTAGATATCAGGATCATAAATTCTATCACGATTTTCTAAAAACAATAAGTCTTGTATTTTAGTTTCGTTTAATATATCATCTGCCTTATAGTTAGGCTTAGTTGGATCAGTGCTGGCACCCTGATCTGCTGGTTGTAAATATTTGTGGATTAACACGCCAGTACCGCCTACCATAAATTGTTCACGGATAAGTCTATCCATAAAATGATAGTCGTTAGTTTTCTCGGGTTTCCACAGGCTTAGTCTTGGCATAGTAATACTATTTACCTATTACTTTTAATTGGCTATCCGGGCAAACTTACGAGTTAATTGACACAAATTGAAGTCTATAGTATAATACGTTATACACACAAATTGGAGTCGCGTATGATGGAATATGATGTGGACGCAGATAACCCAAAAATTAAAAAGTTTTTGGCTAGTTTGATGCCTTCCTTTATTGAACAGTTGGGACTAGTTAACAGCAAACGGGCAGTTCTAGTAAAAGTTACTAAAGACTTGGAAGATGATTTCCAAGGTGCTACAATGAACATAGAAGTAGCAGATTGCATGATGGTTTTAATCAAACCACCAAAGCGTCTTACTCCAATTACAATGATGGAAATTGCTACCACTTTGGCACACGAAATGGTG